TGGAGTGCGTTAACTGACAATCAACACGTAATTAACTCAAATTACGTTATTGATATGTTTTCATTAAGAGGTAATAACTCAGTATCCATTAAATATTCCGGTTGTAACACCAATATAGTCAGACAACCTTCTATCGGAGATTTTATAACAATTTATTACGATGGAAATGGATATAATAATTGTTCTTGTGATTTAGGAACCCCTATTACTCCAACACCAACACCAACACCTACTGTTACACCATCTTACGATGAGTGTATTATATATCCAACACCAACACCGTCATCCACTTGTTGTATAACACCAACACCAAGTTGTGGTCCTGAACCAATAACGGAATGTGTTATGTCAGTTTCATGTGGTTATACAATATTAACATATAAAATTATTGATATTTGTAATCTTATATTAACTGTTGATAGACCTTTACCCAATTTCACTAACTTAAACGAAGGTTGTTATTACGCCAGAACATTAATCTACCCACCAAACATGACATCATTATATGATAGTGTAACTCCTTCACAACATTGGAGTGACGATATCATTAATTTTGAATCTATTTGTACTACAGATGAATTTGACGTTAAAATTTGGAACATGAACATTCCTTGGTCTGAAAGTCCAGCGGGATTGAATTCTGCACTAAATAAAGATTATACCAAATTTGGTTCAACATCTTATTTAGGTACAAAAGAATATTTAGGGTATATGTCTAATAGTGGACAAACCAGTAACAACACGGTTAATTATGTAAATTCCCTCGGAGATGTTATCATTGTACCACCTAAAGACCAAAAAGCGATTTCAATTATTCACTATACTAATCAAAGTATAGATTTATTTTATGGTGAAAAATTTGCATTAGAACCATACGACACCACAACACCTGAAGACACAACAGGTGAGGCCAGAAACTTTAGATTACATATACCAACATTAATGTGGCATAAATCACCGACTTGTTGTAATGGACAAACTTTTTGGGTTGACCCTCCTGGGTTTGATGATTTAACAGTATCGGGAAGCCCATTATTCAAAGTTCACTATATTCAATCAACTAAAAATGCTAGTATGAATCAGCCAGGGATAAGATATTATAATTTATGGGACACAAACGCCAACGAATATAATAATGAATACCCTAATAGAGTTGGTAAAGTATTTCCTGACCAAAAAATTATTGTTATTGATGATGAGGAAATTATTGCATCATTATCTTATAAGTCAAATAGAAATTGGACGTTACCGTCACCAAGAATATCTTTAATCACTCCTAACACTTGTGAAATAAATAATGGTTCAATATCTGTAGATGGTGTTTTATCTGGTTCATCTGAATATATGTATGTTACATATAGATTAGGTAATACTGAATTAACCACAAATTCATTACATTGTAATTACTATTCAAAAATACAAGGAACAACGATTACACCAACTAATTTGGTTACTAATAATGTTGGTGTTAGATTTGGTAATGAATTTCCATGTTTAAATCAAAACCCAGAATATACCACCCTTAACACAGGATTTGTTGCCAATACATTTGAAATAATATGTCAGAAAGTGACAGGAAATGTTAGACCAGACCCTTCATTGTGGAGAGTTATTGATTTTACATCAATGGTTAGCGCAACAACAATTAATGGAAATATAACTGTAGAAGGTTTAACAGGTACAACATTTGTTATCACATCAGATGACTACGATAATGCCGAAAACGATATATATAATTTAGATTATCTCTCGTTACCATCTAAAACTGGTAATACCGAAACTTCATTAAATTTTGGAGATGAATATTATTTTTACGGAGCATTAGAAACCGATATAGAAGCAACAATTTATGAAATGAAATATAAAGTAAATTTAAGTGCAACTGAATTCCAAGCAAGCTCTAACCCTACATGGTCAAGCTCCGTAAAACCATATATTTCAGAAATAGGTCTTTACGATACTGAAGATAATCTTATGATTATATCAAAGCTACAATCACCTGTTTTAAGACAAGGATTACAACAGTTTTTAATTAAATTTGATTTTTAATTAAATATGAAAAAAACACTTAAAGAAACCCCTAAAGTTTTAGGTCTTGATGTATCTACCCGAACAATTGGATGGGCATTATTTGATATACAAAGTAGAGAACTATTGGAATTAACCCATATCTCACCAGTACCAAAACCAAAAGAAGAAAATAAAATTAAAGAATTATTACTTAAAAGTGAAATTTTTAAATCAAAACTTATTCAATATAAAGATTTAGGTATAACTAAAGTTATTATTGAGGAGCCATTATTAAATTCTAATAATGTATATACCATTCAAACTCTATTAAGATTTAACACCTTAATCACTAAAGAAATTTATGATGTATTGGGGATTGTTCCCGAATACATTTCAACCTACAACTCTCGTAAATTCGCCTTTCCTGAACTTGTTAAACAAAACGATAAAAACAAATTTGTTTTATTTGGTGGTCTTCCTAAAGATTGTGACAAAAAACAAATTATTTGGGATTTGGTCGCAAAACGAGAACCTCAAATACAATGGTTGTACACTAAGAACAATACACTCAAAAAAGAGAATTTTGACCAAACAGACGCTTACGCTTGTGTTTTAGGTCATATGACTCAAGAAAATATTTGGTAAAAATTAACCCACCTTTATGGTGGGTTTTTTATTTTAATCTTTTATTAATCTAACCGATACCCCCACACCTTCTGATACCCAGTTTCTTTCAATATTACTACTAAGATTACTTAATTCATACTGATAATAATGCTCATTTGGGGATTTTGAAGTTGTTCCAAAAGTACCTATTGTCTGAAGTAAGTTAGAAACCCCGTTTGTACCAACAGTCCCACCAGGTAATGCGGTAAAAAATGAACTATTATTTGGCGAATCAAAACCTGGAGACCAATAACAAGAACTAGCATCTTTTAACTTATCACCGATTAAAGGTTGGATATATCCATCATAATTTCCAGACCCATAAACATCAATCCAAGTACCCCCACCTAAAGTAGCTGTTAAAGTTGTCCACTCAGTGTCTGTTGGTATATGATAACCATTTGGTGCTAATTTTTTTCTTAAACTAGGTGTAGTATATGACGCCGAATTCCATATTCCTAATATAGCATAAATATTGTATAATTTACCGTAAATAGGGCCATTGGCAGAATTAAATCCGTAATAACACCAACCACCTTTGGGTACAAATTGAAAAGCTTGCCATTCAGCTGCAGTATTAGCTTGTGGTATCACAGTACCGTCACTATAAGTAGTGACATCTAAATTGCATTTTGTCCATATTTGAGACCCAATTGTTACAAGACTATTTGGTACACAATTAGGACAAGGATTATAATTTATACAATCTGTACAAGTTGTGAATGTCTGATTTAATACTGGCGTAAAATAATTCCCAGAATTATTTATCACATCAAATAATGGACTTAATACTGGGTAACCATTAGATATATACATAAATTCCCAACAAGTATCATCATCTGTTTTTCTTAAAATTTCCCCAACAACAGTTGTAAATCCTGGTAATACTTGTACAACATATTGGTTAATATTAGAACAATTCCTATAAACATAATATTTTTGTGGTGATGACGGTGTAACTGTAGGTGTTTGAGTCATTGTAGGTGTTTGAGTCATTGTAGGTGTTTGAGTCATTGTAGGTGTTTGAGTCATTGTAGGTGTTTGTGTAGGTGTTTGTGATGGAGACGCACCAGGTGTTGATGTTACCGTTGGTGTTACCGTCATTGTTGGAGTTTGAGTATTTGTAGGAGTTTGTGTTGGCGTAGGTGTAGGAGTTTGTGATGGAACCGGCCCACAATATTGACACGAAATATTATAATTAATTCTCAAACTAACAACAACATTATTTGGAACTAAAGATTCCTCATCACATTTAGTTATAATTTGAATTTGATTATTTATTGGGTCAATGATAGTTTGCCCAACTTGGTCAAAACTATCCACTAACACCTTTAACTCTTCATAAAATTGATTATCAAACGGATAATCATTTAACGAATAACTAATATAAAAATCATTAAATTTTAATTCATCCCCAATTGATACTGATATTCTAAAAAAAGCAATGTCTAAAACACAATTAGTGAAACCCGATACATGACTATAATATCCATCATAATACATTTCATATATACCATTTTTACCTAATTCTCCAATATCTTCAAAATTACTATCACAAATAGTATAAGATTCATAAGACGATAATTTATCATACCCATAAATTGTTATTGAGTTTTGTTTAACACAATTATCTGAATCAGTCACAGTTAAAGTATATGTTCCCGCACTTAAATTAGTTATAGTATAACCGGTTTGTCCATTCACATTAGGACTCCATTGTAATTCAAATGTTGGTGTACCTCCCGTTATTGATACATTAATTGTTCCATCAGAACCATTCATTGCATCAGTCTTAACTAATATAAATCCAACATTCTCGGATGAGTCTATAACAAAATTTTGAGTTTGTCTACATGGAGTTGGACTAGAATCTATTACCTCAACAGTATATGAACCTGAAATTATATTATTTAAAGTTATAGAACTATATGGTGGGTCAATTATCACTGATTGGAATCCTACATTAACATAATAAGGTGAAACACCCCCAACTATCCCTATTTCAGCAGTACCATTATTTAAATTACAAGTAGTTCCCGTGGTTAAAACATTAATAGTATATAACGATTCATTAATAACCTCATATGTGTTGGTATAAACACATACCCCATTTGAAATGGTTAAAGTGTATGTATCAGATTTTAAATTATTAAATGACCAACTTAAACTACTGGTCTCGTTTTCTATTGAATCGTTATTTGAATCTGTTAATGTATACACAATGTTACCATTAGTACCATTAAGGACTATAGATATAGTACCATCTGAATTACTACATTTTGAATTAGTCACATTCACTGACTCCACATTAAAACCTGTTGGTGTTTGAACAGTCGTTGACGCAACAAAACTACATAAACCAGCATCCTGCACATACACTGAAACAACTCCACCAGGAATATTAGTAAATGTATATTGGGTATCAAACGAAGTATAAAATCCTCCGGTTGAGGCTGAATAATAATATGGTGCTGTACCCCCTGTTACAAAAACCGTTAACTCACCATCGTTTGCGAAACAACCAGGACTAACGGATGCGAAGCCACCTAAACCAATTTGAGGTACTTTTACAACTTCAGTACTTTTAGAGATTACACACCCTGTATTATCTGTTATTGTAACGCTATAAGGACCATTAGTTAATCCTGTAATTGATGATAATGTAACACCGTTAGACCATAGATAAGTATATGGTGGATTTCCTGTTAATCCTGTTACAAATATCTTACCTGAATTAACATTACAACCGGCATCATTAACAACATAAAACCCATAATCTAAAGTGGTTGATGATTTAATTATACAAGTTTCAGATTTACCCGTACATCCACCACCATCGTTGGCAACAACATAATAAGTTCCAGCGGATAATGAATTAAAAGAAAAGTTAGAATTTAATGTTGACCCTGAAGATAAATATCCACTAGTACTTTCATATAAATAGTAACTCGCAACACCATATTGATTTTGTGTTTGAGCAGTTATCGCTCCATTATCAAAATCACAAGTAGTATTTCGTTGGTTTATTATGCTAACACAAGTACCACTTGATATGTAAATATTTACCGGAACTGTTGTTATTCCAGGACTGTTACATGAATCGAGAATATTAAACGAGTATGTTCCCGCCGATAAACTATTAACAGTATATCCTGTTATACCCGCACCTAGCGGTATTGTCCCATAAGCAGGTGATAACCATTCTATTGTATAATCAGGTGCTGTCCCCTGAATATCAATTGAGAAAGACCCTAATGAGAGATTAGAACAATCTCCAGTTATACTCGATATATATGATAAACTACAAGCCATTAATTACATAAAATTTCAAAATTTATTCCAACATTTAATTCAAAATTAATGCCGGTTGAGTTCTCGGAACATACAGAATGATAAACCACTATTTGGTTAAATGGTTCTCCCTTTTCTACGAAAATATTATCTTCACTAAAATAATACGCATAACCATAATTTAGTAAACTTTCTAAACTATTCATTAAAGCCTCCGCCCATTCATTATCACTAGGTACACTTATACTTTTGGTAAGCCCTGACCCCACAAAAAATGGGTCTTTTACAATATTTTCACCATTAAGTCTCATATCAACATACCAAACACTTTTTAAATTTTCATACAAACAATCATTTAATTCGTAAGTTGTTCCTAAATTAGCATTTGTTGCGCTTAAATAAGTATTTAATGCATTACTTAAAACAACACCAAAAGTGTCATCCGGATACGCATTACAAGACACCGATTGAATCGGACAATCATATGTAAAAATATTTGATGTTAGAGAACAAGGTCGACAAAGAACGGGAACAAATTTACAACCTTCTTGTCTTCTCCATACAAACTTTTGTCTATGAAAAATTGAGTTCTCATATCTAACACCCGTATTCCATATGGTTGTTGCCGGTATCATTTGTTCCACTAATCTAATCCAATAATCACCAAGACCATTAACATACTGAATCATTGTCTGATAATTAAAATTATCGTTCTCTAATCCGGCAAGTTTTTCTGATTCTAAATATTTCCAATAAATAGATTCTAAAGTTGGGTAACCCATTGTTTTACCATCACTAATATATTGTCTATTTCTAACATTAATTGTGTTTAACCAAAAAGTTTGAGCAAACTCAAAAAATGTTTTATTCTTTGGTTGTGGATTAATAACCGTATTATCAATACCACCCCTATCCGGATAATTTGATACAGGATTTGGATTGCAATAAGTCGGAGCGACATAATTTAACCCCTCATTTGGTATTGGGAAATTATATTGTCTTGACATCGCCCAAACATCATACGATAATCCTTGACCAGGATTTAAAAATAAATCAGTATTTTTAGCGTTTAAAACTAATTTATCACTTTCCGTATAATATCTTGCGTTATAATTACCATCTAAATTTTGTCGTAAACCAATTTCATTATCAACCCAACTTTTATTATTATCAATTGTTTGGGTAATGTTATACCCTAATGGCATAAACGGAAATTTAACATATCTATCCAAATATTCACCACCATAGGTATATGGTGTTAATGTTGTTTGATAATCAGGATTTGACCCTGTAAAAACACTATTGGTAAGATTAACTTCTTCCGGAGCTCTATGTTGAGGTGTTGATTCGAACCAACCGCTACCTTTTTCATAATAATAATCTTCAGTATTTGGAGGTGTTGATGGGTATCCTTCACTATCAATAGGATATTCACTTAATGAAACATTTACATCTTTCATTATTGTTGTTGATGTAAATCCTGTGTATTCCACATTCTGAAATCTATATGTGTTACCAGCCTCTATTGTTGGGACATTTTTAACATATGTTCCACCTGATATCGCGGCATAACTATTATTAAAATCACTTACACTAATTCTTTGGTCTGCCAAGTATATGTATTCGTTAAAATCAACTAACGCATCCGGAGCACCAATCAACCTTAATAATATCTCAACAGATTTTCTCGTTCCTTTAGATTTAAACAAATAAGCTGAATTAAGAATTAAATTCCTATAATATTGATAATTTAATTCATCCGGAGTTTGTTGGTCGCTACTCCCCGCAAATTCGGGAACATTTTTGTTTTTCTCACCAAAAACTGATGTTAAAAATTCATCATTAGTTATTGGAGATATATTAGTATTCCACCCTAAAGTTTGTGCTAAATTTTTTAATAATTGAGATGGGATATCATTACCCACATTATAATTAACCGAATTCATATATGCTAAAGCGTCTATGAATTTTTTTGTTTCGTCAAAACTTCTACCATATATTTGTAGAACAGACTCCATCTTTTGACCTATAGTATCAAAGTCTTTAAACGCCCCTGTCGTTAAAAATCTTGATATTAAATTTGTTTTATACAAGTCAAATGATTCACTCAAACCATTCAATGTTGTTAAATAGTTGGTAAAGGCTGGTGTGATAATATCAAGATTCCAATTACCATATAATGGCCAAGTAACATTTTTATTTAAAACATAATATGTACCATCATCAGCATCTGCCGGTACTTGAAATGTTGCTGTATACTTTGGTACAACATTTCTATTTAATAAAAATCTTTGAACCTCATCTAAACTTTCATTAAACACCTGATTAACTTCAGAATCATTAGGTCTAATCACTAAATCATCATAAGTGTTAGTTTGACCCGAAAATGGATTACCCTTAACATATATTTTTAATACTCCCGAAGACAATGATGTTGTCGGAACTATCGCAACCACATCAAATCCATTATTGTTATAATATAACGAATACTTTGCGTATTGCATTGTCATATTTCTTAACACCGATACTTGAACTTCCCTTAATTGTAAATTTCTTGTGGCGTTAACCGTAAAATCAACATCAAAAGGGTTTCTAATTCTAGAAACATTTAGTTCAAAACTAGTTTCATCATCAGAACCAATATATGTGATATTTGATGCCGTTTCACCAGTCACATAATTTTCATCCATTAAAGTCACCTCTAATGCCGCAGGAAATTTACTAATGATTGTCTCAACTGATGTTGAGATTCTTTTAACCATTGACCCATATTGGGTGAAATTGGTAACTTGGGTAAGGTCGAAATTTGGATATACTTTGAAATTATTCTCAAATATTAATCTAGATTGAGCAACACTACTAATCCCAAGACCGTCCAAATTAATTGGTTCTGAAAAATTACCAGTGTTAAATGTCCTGTTGTTCTTTTCAGTAATTGATGTTGTAAATTCAAAATTCCCCTGCGTTAAACCACCTCCTTGGACTAATTGGAAACCAACTAAATCATCGGAAAATGTGCCAGCTCCTGTTGCCGATTGTGGGGGACAAGTATATTTTATTAACGCCATTATTCAGTTATATTTGTAAAGTTTTTACTATAATCAATATTGCTACCTCTATCTTGTCTAACTTCATATAACAAGTTATTAAATTGGTCTCTAATTTCGTATAAGTTATATTGTTTGTATATGTTATTAGATGTGTCATATAGAGTGTAAATTCCATCATCCATTGATTTAGTTTGATTACCAAACAACGCAATTGCGAGAGTTGAGAAATCGTGTTCAGCGATTTCAACATCTAATGTTATTGGATTAAAGAAAGTATTACTAATAATAATATTTTGATTTGGCTGTCCAATATATGGTGTTGCATTTGGTTTATTAGTTGGTGCTGATGATGGGGACATAGTACAAAATATCAAATTAGTACTATTATCCGTATATCTATATCTTATCGCCTTTTGAGATGTATTAATCAAATTTTGAACAACCGGTTCACAAAAGAAAGAAGATGTTATTAATCTGAAAAAATTAGGTATTTTAGTGTTATCAGAATTTAAATATTCTACCCTAAACCCTACCAATCCTTGATTAACAAATTTGTTTTTATATTCCGCCGGTACAGCATTCAAGTCAATGATAATACCTTTAACATTAGGTAATGCGGATAACACTCCACAATCCAATATAGTGGTTCTAATTTGAGCTGGTCTAATAAATAAGGTATAGATACCTATTTTGTTAAATTGGTCAGCAGGGAGTCTTAAATTGTATAATCCACCCAATATTTCAACATCCGCAACACCACCAGTGGTTTGACTGTTAAAATACGGTCTTAATATGTCCGCCGAGTTTAATTTTGTTAAAACAAAATTATCTGTTTCATCTCTTGATGGTGTGTAATTTAAAATTATCTCCACATCCGCTGGAGATACATCTGCTGGTCTTATCGTTCCGTATGTTCCTGTTGCCATATTATATTGTTATTATATTAAAAAACCCGTAACCATATTTTTCAAGGTCACCTATATTATCAATTTCACCCATTCTTTCAAGTCTTTCTAAACCCGACTGTTTTCCTCTATCAATAAATACATTAGATTGCACTTCTGCTTCATCAATTACATTTAATAATACCTCATTTTTTGTAATAATTGAGCAATCCGTCTCAATTGGTGCAACATCACTAACCACAAATATTGTTGTACCATCTTCATAATCGTAATAATCAATATTATTAATACTATATCCAATGTTTAAACCATCTCTTGATATTCCTGAATATATTCCAACAACACCCGATGTACCTGTGACTTGAAGTCCTATTATATAACCCCCATCAACTAAATCTGATTTTTTACCATAAAGTTGTAAATCTTTAACAGATGATTTTGTATATCCACTAATGATTAATGGAGATGATGAAAATGGGTCTGTTTCACCTGGATAAACATCACAAGTCTCATCACCATTAAAAATATAATCATACATTAAAGGAGTTCCTGACCAATTACCTCCTGCGGGGATAAAATGAGCCGTCCCTTTTGGGTTTGTAATTACATTATTAGTGAAAGGTACCGTAACAGTTTTAACAACCACATTAGAACCCCAAGGACTCATCCCCGACATAGTTATTGTATAATCTGTTGGTGTAGTTGTATATGGATATGTGTGAGAGTAAAAATTTGGTGAATTTTGTGTTATGGTTTTTTGAGGTGTATTATCCCCCCAATCTATCTTATAACTAGAAAACTCCAAATATTTTTTAAATTCAGTATCTGAAGTATTATAAAAATTATAAGTATATGCCGATAATGTACTAGCAGAAAATAAAAAATTGGTCATAGTTTCTTTTTGTAAAACCATACCATCAAACACTGAATAATACCCTATATCCACAGTATTTTCCGTAAATAAAATGGGGATTGTTAATCCTGTTAGTATTGAGTTTCCATTCGTACCACCAGATAAAATCTGAGTCATAGATGAATACACATAAACATCAGTGTTTTGATACTTAACTTTAAAAATATCACCCTTAATAACTTCCGGAGAAATTTTAATATAACGATTTCTTTCTTCCATAATTAAGGATTAACATATTCATACCATTTTATGGAACTAGTCGTTCCCACTCTAACATCATTATCGTTAATGTCTTTATCAAAAACTTGATATGTTTTTTTATCTAAATCTAACTTTACTTTGTAATAAAAATTTGAATCACTAAACTGAAATAAGGTAGGTTTTAACAATATTTGAGGAGTTTTACTCATTTTAACATAAACACCTAATCTAGCATCAAAGAATTTTGCACTCATATAAAAAGTATCTATATCTATAAAATCTTTTTTTCTTAACCAATATATAAAAAACCCTTCTTTATCACCCACAAAATCTAACTGATATGACGGTATTTTTATATTAACATTTGGAATATATTGTGAAATACTAACTGATTCTGTCGCCCCCTGTTGAACCGGAATAATTATTGTAAAATAATTTGTTTGAGATTTTCCTTCGGTTGTATCGTAAAAATCCAATTTAAAAAATGATTTGGTAAATGGTTTTTCATAATAATACACTTCCGATTTTGTAAATCCTTCGGGTATATAACTAGTTACCCAATCATTAGTTGTTGAGGCCGTTACTTGTGTTGAAGGATTAGTTGGAACACCCCCATCAACACTAAAAAAATGAAAATCATATTTAATATCTGTCTTTGTATTTTCAAGATATGGCTCATGACTAAACCTAAACACCTCAAAATCGTAAGCGGTTCCAATAATTTCCTCAATAACCTCATGTTCATATATCTCAATACTATCGTCTCTACCATAAAAGTCCCATTTTAACTCTATTGGTAAATCAATATACTTGTCGGTTGCCGGTAAAACAAATTTAAATTTATTACTCACAATTATCTATTATTGGTTCAGATACTATCGTCTGTTCATTATAATTAGTACCCTCCGGTATTATTCTAAAAATTATATTTTTATATGGGTAATGAACCCCATTTAAGAAAGGATAATCAACACCATTTCCTTTAGGGTCAATATAACCATAAGTGTATTTATCTCTCCATATAAACCTACCCTTACTTTCCGAGTAATAAGAATAGTATGGAATATCTGCAACATTTATTTTATCACCTTCCTCAATGTAATCAGAATATTCACTTATTGTAATACTATTGTGGGGTTGGTAATAATAACCATAAGGGTTTGTTGTTTCCATCACACCAGGAGGAGTTGTTGAACTCTTAGGTGTTCCAATATTAAACACCGTGGGATTATAAATTAATTTGTGATATAAATTTGATATAACTCGTTCTTTCTGTTCGTAATCATTCCATTCACAAAAATCCCCATCTAATATATCACCCTTCTTTAAGGAATCCACATATGAAAAATTTATTTGACTTCCATTAAGTTGGATACCTAAAGGTGTTGTATATGTACTCATTGGGAAATTAGTATCTGATAACCCATTAATATCTTTCCACCAATCCGTCGGTAATTTAGTTGTAGGATTTAAAGGTAAATTAAACCCATAACCTTGTTTCATACCATATACACCTAATCCAGGTCCTTTAGACCTACCAAACATTAACCCAAAATACCCTTTCCAAATTGTTGTGAAAAATAATTCAGTTATTGGTCTTTTTTGATTGTCTCTGATTGGACTAATATCAATATCGGAATTAAATGATAAAGTATATGACTGTGAACCTTCTTTAATTGACACCCTCGACAATTTATTTGGTGTAAACCCACTACTTTCAAATTTTTTAGTAATACCAAAAATATTTTGGTCAAACCCCGCATTTACCAACACAGCATCATCAGGATTTGTTAATAATTTATGTTTTCTCACATAATATTTAGAAATAGTTTCGTTGGGTATTAAACTATTTATTACCCTCCTAAATGTTCCTTTTTTATCATCATTAAATGTGGTACCGGTAAATCCTACATTAAATAAATTAAAAATATATTCTCCACTACCATATGCCTCATCACCTAATGAATAAACCTCAAATGTATCTACACCATTATAGATGAATGCTGACGATAATTTAACCGATTCTCCAACAGATAACCCATGTTTAATGGGACACCTAAAAGAAATAATATCTAAACCATTATATGTCGTATTTTCAATTATAAATGGAATACCTGTTGATGCCGACCAACTTAAAGTTTGTTTTGATTTACTCTCAATAGCTTGAAGTCCTTTATTATAATCATTCTCAAATGGATAACTCATAAAAAAATTCCAATTGTATGTTGAAGCACTTTTATTAACAAAGGTTAAATGATTGTTAGGTGGTTGAGTATACCCACTAACATTATAATCACTACGAATAAAATCAAATTCATGATATTGGGGAAATCCTGACCATGGAATATTTGGGTTAACCGGACAACTATTTAGAGCAGCCTGTTTTTCATTCACATAAACCAAATTATTTTCTAACGGTGTATAATTTGTTAATCCAGTGTAAGAATTTTTAAATAAAATAGAGAATTTACAAGAAGGCCTGAATATATTAGATTTTTGTCTTTCATCATCAAATACTTGTTCTAAAGAAATATCAATATTCCTATCAAATTCAACATTTTCTTTACTCGTTTGAACCAAAGGAACATTAAACATCAAATTAGTATTTGACGCTGTTTTATATCTTAACGAACCTAAAACAACTCTAGTATCTGTTCTATTACCCATATTATATTGTTGTATTAGTATTAATCCATTTTTTTGTAAATCTATCAAAAGACGATTTACCCGTTTTTAACCCAAAATAAAAATGAAAAGGTGCTCCAACAGTAATATCGCTGGCATTCCCATCATTTTTATCCCATGAAGTTACTGAAGCATCCAAAACATAATCATTATTTGTACTTGCACTTACTGAATAAATATGCGATTTAAAAAATTGTGTTTGATTCGCAACATTAGTTCTAAAATATCTCGACGCCTTATCTAATCTATCCAAATCTTGGTATTTATAACTAAAAAAAGCCCCATCACCTAAAGGGTTTGTTTCCCATTCATTTTTTTGTGTTCCAAAGATATTATTACTATCTTGGATTCTCCACTGATAAAATGGTACTAATTGACTAAAAACATTAATATTACTAAACCCGCACGCATCACCTTTAGGAACTGTAGAATCAATAATTGTTCTTTTTGGTGAAATAAAATCTCTAACTCTAGTATCGGAAGAAAAGAAAACCCCAAAAATAACACTACCTTGACTACTACCATCATAATAAATTGGGTCTTGACTATTAGGGTTATCCGGATAATTTATCCCTTCAAAAGGTGACACTCCTAATTCAGAATTAATTGATGTCATTTGTGAATAATCACCATCAATCATTAATTTAGTTCTACTAAAAAAAGAAAGGATACCAAGACCGGTTAAACTTTGTAGAAAAGAAGTGTTTGCCAATCTAGTAACTATTAACATATTTAATAATTCGGAAACATCCCCAAATGTTGTTGAGTTTAAATCTTTTACAACATATCCATCAAAGTCATCTGACATTATAATTTCTTGTAAATAATCGCTTCTAGGACCTAAATCTAACATAGTTGTTGGTGTTTTTAAATTATACCAATTACCTCCATCACCACCACTCGGTCTACGTGCACCAATAAACCCATATTGTAATTTGTTCGGGTCAAGTAGTCCATATGGACTACTTCTATAGAAAAAATTATTATTATTTGGATTAAACACAATAACATCCGTACAATACCTATTTATTGGTAAATTTGGTTTATTCGAGAAAGGACTAGTATAAATCACATCATTTTTAAAAGTAAATGCGTATAAAGTACCATTAATCCAATTATTGGTAAATAAATGTGAAAATACGTTTCTACAAGCAGCAAATATTGTTTGAATTCTACCTGTCCACTCAACAACACGCTCAATATCACTAATTAAACTTAGAATTGGTTTTGTCATTAAAATATAACACCCGTTTTTAAAATCTTGTTTACCACCACCACCTTTCCAACAAGTATCTGATTTTTCTTTAATAGTAATTTCATTATTAACATTCTCATAACACGTTAATGGTGCCATATTTTCACAACTAAACGAATCAATAACCGCACTAAAAACAGCCGGTTCGTCTGTCGTATCAAACGAACCATCCGTAAGATTTTCTGACCCGGTCGCCGCAACCGTTTGACTTGTAGATGCTCCATTATCTGATAAGATAAAAACAGCAAATTGAGTATTCGTATGTAATGCGAAACTATTATTAAGATTATCTTGGGGACTAGTTGATGTCGGTAATCTATCCGACCTCATAATTATTTGAGTTCCAGACACACCTAACCCAATATTCATATTTAAACTACTCGAGTATTTTGGAGCGTAGTAAACATTATAAGTTTCTATAGGTGAATTGGTTAAAGGTGATTTAACAATATTAAGAGCTTGATAAAATAAACTACCTCCATCTACACTTTCTCCAGGAAAATACCCTCTATTATTTGAACCCGAATTATAAACACCATATCGTCGTCGAGAATTTATATTCGAAAATCCAAAAGTATGATAAACATCATATCCATCCACCCACTCAACTATAAAACCATTATTTCCTTGGGTACCAATTGATACTCCACCCACAGATTTAATTATGTTAGTTATACCTCCACCTAAATTAGTTGATAATAAATAATAATTATTTAAAGACACTGGTGGATAAGTAATGGTGTTATAATTATTAACATTAAAATAATAAGTTAATGATGGTGTATATGGTATTGTAACATAACCCGCGTATGTCCCTTGGAAGTATACTTTAACATCACTACTTTGTTCAACATTCGCAAATATTTTTACAATAATTCTATCAGAACTACTATATGTGTCTCCTATTATAGGTACTAAAATCGTATATTGTTGTGGAATAATAAAATAATTAATAGTCATTGGTGAAACAATACTACTCCCCAATAAAACTTCACTTCCAGTTGAGAAATCCCATCTATAAATGTTTACATATAAGGATGTTTGACCATTCAAAGTGGTTGAGCTTCTATTCGCGTAAATCTTAATTGTTGCCGTTACACCCAATTCTGTTGTTGATAAATTTGGAATTGAGGATGGTGTTATAAATCCCGCAACTAAAATGTCTCTTTGTGGTGGTAAATAATTATTATTATCATTGGTCCAAGTATCACTAACTCTAAAATAATCACCAGATAACACAGGATTAGTTGTACTACCAAGTGTTGGTGGTACTGGGTCACCAGGGTAATTACCTGAAGTAAATGATAAATTTTGTTTGTCTAATTTAGAATAATAAGTATGTAAATTAGTTGAGAATCCACTAAAACTGAATACCCCACTTGTCGATGGTTTAAAATGAAATGAATCGTAATATAAATTCTGACCGGTTAAACCGTCCATTAATGTATTATCATTCAAATTATGTGTGGTACATTTTAACCCCCCCTTAATAGGATGATTTAACTTAAAACTATTCACGGTATCACCCGTTATAATTGTTGGCACATTACCAAAATCATAACCAAATAAACGACTTAAATCATAACTTACATTAACCCTAGATGAATTGGGGTCAACCCCTCTAACCAAAAAGACAACTCTTTGTTTCTCTTGTTTTTTATAATAAACTATTGGTGAAAAAATTCTATTGTTAGAGTTAAACTCAATGCTTGGATTATCTGGGTCTATACGATAAAACGACATTGTGTTACTTAAAAATCGATTATTAAACGAATTAATATTACTCCAATCATTAGGTATTGACACTGTTGTTGTATTACACATACCTGTATATTCAACATAAGTCATTCCTGTAATAACTTGGAAGTATTCTATATCCATTGGAAATTTAGCATAATTAGCATCTCCCGATTGAGATATATTATACATGACACTACTGTTAATATTAAGATTTCCCGTATTACTTGGGTCAGCATATTGAACATTTATTGTAGCACTATTATTAATTGGTGAGCCAGTTATTGAGTAAGTACCGTATTCATTTAATGATACCCCATCTCCGGTTATATTTATATCCTTTGATAATGAAATATCTTGAAAAGTAATAATAGACCCTGATATTACCTTACTTGATGATGAATCACAAACAACCGCAATAACATTATCGTAATGAAATTTACCAGCATTTAGTTCCGGTTGGAATGTTACTTTTATCCTATTAACCCCCCCTCCAGGATTATTAGGCGAATCATTAAAATATTTTCCTTTAGTGTTAAAAAGATTTAATCTTTCCGACACTGTTAAGCTAGATGTAAAATAACTATATTCAGGGTCGGTTCCGGTTAATTCTGCAGTAGGGTTTTTATCATCTGTTGTTGTAGTTATCAGTTCCGGAACTCTACTTTCTATTATCAATGTTTCATCCTCAACACTACCTAAAGAACGGCCAGCAAACATACCCTGATACACGAAATCTCCCGTATAAATTGTGTCACTCCTTTTTCGGTTATAATAATTACTCAATATTTGATATTGAGTTAAAAGTGATGGTCCACCACCTTCCGGAATTGTAACACCTTCCATATCAATCTGCAACTCTTCAACATCTTTATCTTCCTTTGGTAAATTATCTGGGTCACCACAATCGCAAAAAGAACAATCAGGATAAGATAAATTAGGTATTTTAATATTTTTTAACTTATCAGGAAAAGAAAGAAGTTGATTTCCAAGGTCTTTAATCTGCGCAAGTGTCATACAACTGAAACTATCTCTAGTTCTTCTAAATCTTTTACCAATACCAAATGGAAGTATTCCTAATATACTTAAAATAATTTTAATAACATTACAAATTGCTGAAACTACAAGCAATACAGGAACAAGAATTATAATACAGATAATCGCCAAAACTTTTAAAACAAACCATAAAATATGTACAACAGGGATTAAAACAATAAAAATTGGTCTAAATAAAAATAACATTATCCAAAAGATAAAATAAATTAAATCAAATCTAAATACCGAATCATTAGCCGGAAATTTATTATTATCACTCTCACACGCATCATCTAAAATATTTTTTATACTAATAATCTGATTAGGAAAACTACCATTCCTATATTGGTCAATTAATTGAGATACTGTATAAACTTTATTATACTGCATTAAATAAAAGGTATCATCACAATTAATACCTGATTGTATATCCGCATAATCATTCCAATCTAAACTAAACGAATACGATTTTAAAGCTTCTTGATAATTCGTATTATTTACATTTGATAATGGGTCTTGGGAGCTAGTATCCCAACCGTGTTCTTTAATGTTAGGAACTAAAAAATATCCTCGTCTAACTGTTTCCGATAATGATGGCGATTGATTCCATTTAACCTTAAATCTGTATTTAGCCTTAGTTGGTATACCTTTCTTAGGGTCATCAGATATAACTTGTTCACCAAATTCATTAGTCACTAAATAATCCAAATTCATTGGCACATCCAATAACCAAGTACCATTCTCATCAATTACTTGACCCCCTTCTTCTAAATCGACTGTCTCAAGGACCGGATATCCATTAACATCCTTAAAGATAGTTTGTCGTATTGCCAATATTTCTCCCGGACCAGCAATTAAAGAACATTGAGCCCCTGACTTAACTCTTGGTTTACAATTTCGTTTTACAACATCATCATTATTTGTTGATACTATTGACCCCATAAAAATAGATGTTGGTCTAATGTCAATACTAGCCTCAGATGATAAGTCAAAATCTGTTCTAGTTATACCCAAATTACATATTTCAGGTTGTCCCCATAATGGTTCAACTGTTATTACCTTATTAATTGATATAATTTGAGGTAATTCCCGTAAATTACTTGATGATTTAAAATTAACCCCCGCAACTTGATTTGGTGTTGCAATACCCATTCTAACTAAATCTTGAGGAGATAATGAAAATTCACCTATATCAGATAAATCAACATCTAAAACTATTGTTTGAGAACCAGGTGGTACCCCAAAAATCATATAGTCACCACTACTATTAGTTGTTGTTGTGTATTTATAATACTTATCAAAAACCTCAATTAGGGTTGGGTCAGTTAATACATCTTGTCTAGTGAAAAAAGTTCCCGTTGGGTTGTGACCACTATGTGATTTAGTGTATGGTAGTAAGTTGTATCTATACCCATCTTCATTTAAATCAATTAATGATTTGTAAGGATATAAATCAGATATAACAGGATTTGATTCATCTGCTTTATCTAATGGAATAAATACAGATACTTTAGCATTTGGAATACCAAATCCATTGTTAACACTAACACGACCAACAATAACCCCATAATCGGAGCATTGTCTAGTGTAGATTTGACTTTGCAATACTTTCAAAGAAAGTATTTCCAAATACTCAAATTCTTGGTCTATTAAAACTTTAATTGAGGTATCAACACCAGGTTTGGTTCTTATTCTAAATGAATTGGACATAATATTCTTTTTTAATAAATAGTTTATATACTATTTTCAAAAGATAGTCCATATTATTTTAAAATAAATTACTAAGAGAAATTAACGGTTTTAAGATTTTTAACTCTAATGTTAATATCTTTACTCGGATATCTAACTTGATAAGTCTGTTTTGGTTCTGCGAAAATGGTATCATCAACTAATTCAATTTGTTTTGTTCCAGGGTCAGAGTATCTTTGAGATGTTTGAGACGAAGAATATTGTCCCCCCACTTTATTAAAGAAAAGTATATCAGACAATGATATTACACCGTTTTCACTTTGAATTAGTCGTCTTAATTCAGAAACATTAACATTCTCACCCATTTGTCTATTAGTCGGTGCGAAGTAATCCGAAACAATGTTTATCACTTTAGAAATGATTGCCCCCTGATTTTGTGTATTATCTAATACAATATCAACATTAACACCTAAATCAATTACGCTAGCAACCTCAATTGATATATAATCATTAATCATTCTATAATTTGACAAATAGTTCGCCACATTATTTTTTAAAGTATTTGAAACAATTTCAGTAAGACTACCATTCTCATCATAAGATAACATTTGGATTTTTATCTTATTATTTTCTTCAGTTATTGAGACTTTTGCCGGAGCCCCGAATTGAGACGGCATTAATCTAATTAACGATTCATAATCATTTATCGTTACTGCTCTATTTTGAGCCGCAAAATTATAAGTAACTAAATTTCTAACTTCTTCTGTTGTTGGGTAATTACCACCACCGATTGCCGCGGTAACATTCGTACATCTTAACGAATTAACAACACTGGTATTGACAGAGTCTGAAGGTCCATTAACACTAAACGAAACATTACCAATTTGAGTAATAACATTAACACCTAAATTAGAACCAGTTCCACCACCAATTCTATATTGGATAAAGATTGTACTATTAGATTTAAGCGTACTACCTAACCCTAAATTATTGGAGTATTTGTTTAAATTCATTTCATACCCGTTTCTCGCAAACTCTCTTAATTGTTCATCAGCAGATTGACTACCACCACCAAATGTAAGTTTAAAAAATCCTTCCGGAGTATATTCAGTAATAAATTTATCATTAGTAGTCATATATTTACCAACTTTAATTCCTGGTGAATCCGATACTTTAGTTGGGTCTTCAATAAAAACTCTATCTTGAGCTAAAGCTTGTACTTCATACCATCTATCATCTAACCCTAAAAACTCCTGTGATGATGGAATGTTGGCATATTGTGTTCCATCCTTTAATAAAACACTAGTTACACCCAATACATTTTTTTCAGGTAAGAACATTTCAAAAAATGGTTTAACATCGTTTGATGTTACCACTCTTTTAAAGACTTTTGTAATACCATTAACAATGGTCTCCCTTTTAGTTATTGTATAGTTTAATAACTTATTATTTGAATCAAAATTTGGTATTTTTAATCTATTTGGGTATCCGTCAGCGTTTAATGGTGATGAAAAATCAATATCATATACCGTTTCAAATACTTGTCCGGCACCATTAACTTGAGAACCTCGTCTTAATATACCACAATACCTTAAATCTTCCTTATCCCCATAAGCAGGAACTGTAATTGAGAAATCAACTAAAGCAACCGATGGTCGTTGACCAGGAACTTTTAACCCATAAGTTCTTGCAATATTATAAATTGATGACCTTTGTTGAGCATATTGTAATACAGTCTCTTGGATACTTCTATCAATATTAAATTGTAGATTATCCGTTACCGCAGCATTTAAATCAATTAATACCGAAAATACTGAAGCATCGTTAAAGTTCTCAATGGTATCAGGATAATAAGTTTTTGTAAAATTTATTAATTCCGTTCTGATTGATTGGAAGTCTCTTGTTGTGTATGAAATTTTCTTATTTGCCATATAATATTAAATATTAATAATTACAAAATCTTTTTGATTAAACACATCATTATTAACTTTATAATCTATTCTAACTTTAGCGGTATGTTCTTTAGTTCCAATACCAGGAACTCTATATACTCTATCATCATTACCATCAACATAAGTACCTTTATCCTCCTCACCATCTGATGCGGCGGTAATACTAATATTTATTATTGTAATATTAGGAATGTAGTCTTCCACTGAAGACCTAATTTCAGCGTCTATATCCGAAAATGTTGGACCATCTAAAGGCTCAAAAATAAACTCATATAATCTAGTACCAAAATCAGGTAAATAATATCTAGTACCCTTTCTTGTCAATAATAAATGAACTAAACTACTTCTAATCTCTTGGTCATTATAATCAGAAAGGTCTAAATACTTACCATCATACGAATCTCTAAAAGGAAAATTAATCCCATATGTTTTACCATCACTCATAACTATAAATATAATGCCACAATTATTTCTAATAAATACCCCAAAATAAAAAATCACGACATATGTCGTGATTTATATCATATTTTATTTTAATTAAGAACCACACCCAAAACATTCAAATTCCGAATCCTCCGGTTTATTACTTATATCAACAGTTGGTTTTTCAACTATCTTTGGTTGTTGGATTTTTGAAATATCCATCGCCAAATGTTTTGCTCCAGTTGATATCGCTTTTGTTCTAACATAATAACATAAAGTTTTTAATCCTTTACCCCAAGAATGGAAGTGAGATGAAGAAATTTTTGATAATGTCGGTTCTGACATATAGATATTCATTGATTGTGATTGGTCAATGAAAGGTGCTCTATCGGCCGCCATATCAATTAATTCTCTTTGAGATATCTCCCAAATTGTTTTGTATTTAGGAATTAAATGTTCAACTCTCTTAACTTTCTTTTTGTAATTTTTATCTTCAGGGTCAAGATAGTTATTAAAATTAATATTTTGGATTGACCCTTCATTCATAATTATCTCATTCTTCAAGTCTTCCCCCCAAATACCTAATTTCTCAAAATCGTTAATTAAATATTTGTTAACAATTAAAATCTCACCACCAACAACTCTACGATTAAACAACGCCGAATGAGCTGGTTCAGTCATTTCAAATGAACCGGTAATTTTAGCCGAAGACGCCACAGGCATCTGAGCCGTAAATAACGAATTACAAACACCATATTTAGACACTTCTAATTTAAGTGAATCCCAATCCCACATACTACTTAAACCTTCATAATCCAACCCCCACATATCAAATTGGAAGACACTTTTGGACATTGGTGAACCTTCAAAAAATTGGTAAGGTTTATATTCCCCTGATTTACATAATTCCATACTAGATGTAATCGCCGCAAAGTAGATAGTTTCAAAAATTTGTTTGTTTAACTTTTTTGACTCTTCTGATGTGAAAATATAGTCCATTAAGAAGAATACATCTGCAAGTCCTTGAGTTCCAATTGCGATTGCTCTTTGTTCTAACCCACCTTTTCTACCTTGTTCAGTAGAATAACTATTAATATCAATAACCTTATTAAGGGCTCTCACTACTTTTTTAACTTCACTATACAGCCAATTAAAATCAAACTTACCATTAACAATAAAATTCTTTAATACCATTGATGATAAGGTACAAATCGCTGTCGTACTCTCATCAGTATATTGGTAAATTTCATTACATAAGTTAGATTGTTTAATCACCCCGATGTTTTGATGGTTAGTTTTTCTATTAGCACTATCTTTAGAACATAAATAAGGAACACCCGTTTCAACTTGAGATTCAATAATCTTATTCCAAATATTTTGAGCTTTCACTTTTTTACCAAGACCTAACTCAACCGCTCTACCATAGTTATCTTCATATTCATCACCATAACATTCTTGTAATGGTTTAATACCCGCTTTAACAATGTCATTAGGACAAAACAAATACCAATCAGAATTATTCTTAACAGCATTCATAAAATTATCCGGTAACCATATTGATGTGAATAAATCTTTAGCTCTTAATTCTTCCGACCCAGTGTTTTTCTTAATTTCAAGTAAATCAATAATGTCTTTATGCCAAGGTTCTATATAGATTGCCGCACTTCCTGGTCTTCTACCTTGTTGGTTAAAGAAACGAAGAGATTCATTAACAATTTTAAGGTATTTTAACAATCCACCAGCAAATCCACCGGATGAATTAATACGACTCTCTTTACTACGAATATTAGACATACACAACCCAATTCCCGCAGCATCTGAAGAATATGTTGAAATGTCATTTAATGTCTCTAACAATCCTTGTCTTGAATCCCCATTGTTATAATGTAATACACAAGACGCCAATTGAGGTGTTTTTGTACCCGCATTAATCATAATTGGTGTTGCCGGAGAGATAATTTGATTGGATAATGATTGGTAATACGATATAGCCTCTTCAAATGATTTTGTTACCCATAAAGCCACCCTCATATACATATGTTGTGGTCTTTCAATCACCTTACCTTGGGGTGTTTTTAACAAATACATTTCTTGTAATGACCTCCAAGCAAAATAGTCAAAATTATAATCATTCTCGTGATTAATTGCTGAATCAATATTAGAAGGACCATAATTTAAAATAGTTTCCATCAATTTATCATTTACCACACCATCAACGTGTAATAAACCCATTGTAGTACTAAAACTTTCTTCAGTTTCTTTATGGTAAGAAGAAATAGCCACAGAAGACGCTAAACGAGAGTAATCATGATGACTACCGGTGTAAGCCGCTGCAATCTCATAAACCAGTTTATCAAGTTCTTTAGTAGTAATAAAACCCTCTGTTGGTACAGAGGTTATTACTTTAATGAATATCTCATCAGAATTAACATTTAACCCTTTAGCCGCTCGTTTAACTCTATTGTATATTTTTTGGGGATTAAAGGAAACCTCTTCTCCCCCTCTTTTTTTAATTTTTAATGACATCATATTTTATTTAATTAGAAATCTTCGGTAAATGTTAATGATTCGCCTAACTTAGCCTTTTGATATTCCATTGTTCTACTTTCAAAAAAGTTTCCTTTAGTCTCAATAGCAATTTGTTCCATAAATTTAAATGGTTGTTCAACATTAAAATGTTTTTTACAACCAAACTTCACCAATAAACCATCGGTAACAAATTCAAGGTATTGTTTCATTAGATTTGAATTCATACCAATTAAAGATACAGGTAATGATTCAGTAATAAACTCTTTTTCAATTTCTAAAGCCGATAATAATATCTCTTTAATTCTTTTCTCACTTGGTTTGTTTTCCACATGATTGTTAATCAAATGAATAGCGAAATCACAATGTAAGTTTTCATCTTTAAAAATAAGTGTGTTAGCATTACATAATCCTTGCATAATCCCTCTTGATTTTAACCAAAATATGGAACAGAACGACCCCGAGAAAAATATCCCCTCAACAGCCGCAAAAGCAATCAATCTTTCTTGGAAAGAACTACTTTCTATCCATTTTAATGCCCAATTAGCCTTTTTCTGAACTGCTGGTAATCTATCAATAGCGTGAAAACATTCATCTTTTTCAGTCGGGTCAGAAACATAAGTATCAATCAATAATGAATACATCAATGAATGAATATTCTCCATCATTATTTGGAATCCGTAGAAAAACTTTGCTTCAGCATACTGAACTTCTTTTAAAAAGTTTTCCGCTAAATTCTCATTAACAATCCCATCTGATGCTGCGAAAAACGCCAATACATTTTTAATGAAATATCTTTCATTATCAGATAAATTTTCCCAATCTCTAATATCATTTGATAAATCTACTTCTTCTGCCGTCCAAAACGCCGCTTGGTGTTGTTTATAGTACTCCCAAATATCATCATGCTCTATTGGAAATAAAACAAATCTATTTTTATCCTCTTTTAATATTTTTTCCATTTTTTTTATTTTATTTTTATTTTTTATACTCCCATTTGAATCCACCACAGGTTTTTCCTCTACCCTTACAAACACCAATCAAATTACTTATAACTTTTTCAAGACCATTTAATTTTACTGCTTCAGTTATTGATTCATATTCATCAATAACTTTATTTGTTTTAGAACAAATTTTAATAACAGGTTTTTTTAAATGTGAATGACTTTTAACTAATGATTCTACATGTTTTTCAGATAATTTTCTACCTAATAAAGAATTACTAATATTTTTTTTAGTTATTTCACTTCTTTTTTTCCCTAAACCTCCAACACCTATTTTTTCTTTATGTTCTTCTGTCATTTTTTTATCTTTCCAATAACCAACTTTACCTTTATTACCTTCTGATATTTTTTTTCTAGTTTCTTCTGAAGGAGAATAATTTAAATTAGAACCTCCCCCGTCAGATAAGTTAAGTAAATTATATTTTTTACGATAAAATGACACCCAATAAATTTCTCTGTCACACCATTCATTTATATTAGTTTTCTCAATTTCAATAATTTCCGGAGAAATATTGTTATCTAATAATTTTTTTATCCATAAGTTTATA